ACGTTTTTTCTATCATTCGTCAGGCAACTGTAGTCCTAAAAATATTGCGGTAGATGCTAACAACGATATTCTTGTTTCTGGTAAGGCTACTAGTTTTGGATACCAAAGTAGTAGTTTTGTATTAAAAGTAAGGGGAGATGGCACTGGCACTGGCACTTACGGCAGTTTTACATATGCTGACGCATCCCTGACTGTTGGCGCTACAGCTTCATTTACAACTTCAAATAATAGATACAGTAACAAATCAACAAGCAATATAGCGACAGGCGTTGGCGCTACTATGGCCGTAAATACTGCAAATAATGCAATAAGTGCGATTACACCTACAGATTTAACATAAGAAAGGAACACAATGTACGTTAAAATTACAAACGGATCATTAGATACATACCCCTATAACGTAGGGCAACTAAGACGTGACAATAAAAACACATCATTCCCAAAACAAATACCAGATGATATGCTTGAGAGCTATGGTATACTTCCAGTGACGTTTGCGGATATGCCTAGCATTAATGATCGAACTCAGAAGACAGAGCAAGCAAGCGAACCATCTTTAGTTGACGGTAAGTGGACTATTAATTGGACTACTACAGATAAAACTACAGAAGAAATTGCAGAACATGATGCCGACACTGCAACTCAAAACAGAGCTGCAAGAGACAGCAAACTAGCTAAGACAGACTGGCATGGCATGTCAGACGTAACAATGTCGAGCGAAATGACCACGTATCGCCAAGCCTTGAGAGATTTGCCAGCGCATGAAAACTGGCCTAACTTGGAAGATGCTGACTGGCCTACCGCGCCGTAAATGTACAACTACCAGATACTATGTTAATTTATAGGTGTAGCAATGTTGTGAGGCGCGTATGGCACTTGTAGACTTGAAAATCCCTCCAGGCGTTTATCGAAATGGGACAGATCTACAAGGCGAAGGGCGGTGGCGCGACGTTAATTTAGTTCGTTGGCATGACGGCCTAATGCGCCCGATTGGCGGTTGGAGGACTAAGTCGGCGACGGTTGCCGCAAACAAGCTCAGGGGCATGCTATCCTGGACTGACAACAGCGCAAATCGATACATAGCCGCCGGGAGTTACAACAAACTTTACGCCTACAACAACGCCGGCACCCAATACGACATTACACCATCTGGCCTGAGTAGCGGACGCGAGGACGCGGCTGCATTCACCGCTTACGGCTCTGGGGTTTACGGTTCTTTGGCTTTCGGCATCGCCCGGCAAGATACGACAAACATTCAACCGGCCACAGTTTGGCATTTGCAACCCTGGGGCGAGCGATTGCTGGCGCAAAATGCAGACGACGGAAAAATTTACGAGTGGTCGCTGAATACTGGCACCCCGGCAGCTTTACTGAGCAACGCGCCAACCAATAACGAAGCTATCGTGGTCACTGCGGAGCGTTTTGTTTTCGCTCTTGGAGCTGGCGGCAACCCCCGAAAAGTGCAGTGGTCAGATCGCGAGGATAACAACAGTTGGACGGCTGCCACAACAAATGAAGCCGGAGACTTAGAGTTAGCCACAGCCGGGACGATTATGGCCGGAGTAAACGTGCGTGGTGGCACTTTAATTTTGACTAGCAGAGACAGTTTTTATGCCGTCTATCAAGGGCCACCATATGTCTACGGCATAGAACGGGTTGGAACGGCTTCCGGCCTGGCGGCTCCATTAGCGTGCGTTGCCGTTGACCAGGGTGCCGTCTGGATGGGCGTCAACTCTTTCTTTGTTTACAACGGAAGCTCAGTGAGCGAGCTCAACAGCGAGGTTTCTGACTACGTTTTCACTGACATTAACAAGTCGCAAATCTCAAAAGTGTTTGGCGTCTCCAATAGTTTATACAACGAGGTTTGGTGGTTCTACCCCAGCTCAGGCTCAACCGAGAATGATCGATACGTAGTATTTAACTACTCAGAGAATACCTGGTACATTGGCGATTTAGATCGCACGGCTGGCGTGGATCGCGGCGCGTTTAGGCAGCCCATGCTGGCCGACGCAAGTGACAGACACATTTACGAGCACGAGGTGGGCTTTGATTACTCCGGCCTTACGCCTTTTGCTGAGACTGGGCCGTTTCGCATCGGCACTGGCGATAACGTGATAAGCGTGACCGAGTTGATACCTGACGAAAAAAACCAGGGTGACGTAAATGCAATATTTAAATCAAGGTTTTACCCTAACGGCACCGAGAGGTCTTACGGCCCCTACTCCCTTACCAACCCCACAAGCGTGCGGTTCACCGGGAGGCAGTTACGTTTACGCGTCGAAGGACAAAACTTAACCGATTGGAGAGTGGGAATAAACCGAGTTAGCGCGGTGGCCGGAGGTCGTCGATGACGAAATACGCAGCCCCGGAGGTTTACGGCGGAGATTGGAAAGACTGGGCGAGACGATTAAACGTGTTTTTAAATCGAACGCAGTCAGCTCTCGTACAACAAACTGGCGGTGAAACTGCAACCGAAGATGGTTACCTGATGTTTAATCGTAGCACGGTCAAGCCAGTCATCAGTCAATCCGGCGCTTATAAGGAAGTCGTCGTGAAGCAATCCGTTCCAGCTAGTAGCGTCGGCGCATCGGGTGATACCGCCGGCCTCGTTAGCTGGGACACGAATTACATTTATATTTGCACTTCCAGCCACGACGGCAGCTCAAATATTTGGAAGCGTGTCGCGTTGTCTGGGGGTGCGTTTTGATGCACCCGGAGTTCGAGCGTTGCAAGCCGCACATAGAAGCAGCCTTACAATATAGCGGCGGCACCCACGATATAATTGACATTTACGAGGGGCTGCACAACGGCACCATGCAACTATGGCCGGCAGAGAAAAGCTGTCTGGTTACTGAGATTATAAAATATCCAAAGAAAAAGGTGCTCAATGTTTTTCTTGGTGGGGGAGATCTCACCGAAATTTTAGAAATGCATGAGAGCGTGATAAATTGGGCAAAAGAACAAGGTTGTTCGGCGCTTAACATGACTGGGCGCTTTGGATGGAAAAAACCATTAGCTGAGTTTGGTTGGAAGCCGCTGCACTCAAGCTACGCGAAGGAGATTTAAATGGGAAAAGGCGGATCAAGCACGAACGTTGAGGTACCGGCGTACATTGAGGATGCGGCAAAACGTAATCTAAATCGCGCTGACAAAATCAGCTCAATAGGTTCAGTGCCTTTGTCATACGGGCCCACCGTGGCCGCGTTTAATCCAATGCAGCAATCATCGTTCGCTAACACCGCAAACGTGGCTAATGCGTTTGGCCTGGCGTCTCCGCAAGGTTTGGACATGTACGGCGGCCTGGGTGCGCCAACTAATTACGCAAACGGGCTTTCCGCGTACAGCGCCGCACCAATTTACGATCAAACCTTGGCGGCGTTCGGGGCTGCGCGTCCCGGTCAAAAGTCATACATTGACAGCTTTTTTATTGATCCGTTTACTGGCACGCCAGGCAGCAACGTCTTACCAGAAATAAATTACATGTTAAGCGATGCGACAGACACCACCAACAATACTTCTACTTCAACTTCTACTAACAATAACAGCAGCGATACCACTACAACCCCCACAAATGTAATATCAACCGTCCCGGTGGATCAACAAACAGGCAATTTTTACCAGGACAACCAGCTCTACAACCCAGACATAGATTATTCTGACCCGTTTGTTGCCAGTAACAACCAAATAGTCGGCGTATTAGATCCGACTGACAGAAGCTTGCAAGTTGTCCAAGACGCATACGGAATAGACCCAGAATTTTACACTGACAGCCCGATTTACTCTTCCTCTGATTTTCAGGTGGGCTCATCGGCTACCGGGACTGATTATACGGATTATGTGGTTAATGACAACGACAACGCCTTGAGCCACTCCGAGATTATGGCAATGAATAACAACAACGCCGCGACAAACCAGTTTGGTTCCACAGTTTCTGTCGGCTACGGCACGGGCCAAGTTGACCCAGCTCTGGCGGCGGCGGCTGGATACACTAATTCCCCTGGCGCTGGGGCAATTGGAAACAACGCATCTGGCTCTAACTCAATTGTGCAGATGGGGGCAAATTTAGCCACACCAAATGATGGCACGTCTTACGTTGATGGCCAGTTAACATACGACAGTGACAACGACAGCTCAAGCAGCTCAAGCAGTAGCGCCGACGACGATTGCGTAATCGCAACGCACGCCGTGGCCGCCGGTGGGTTTACGCCCAGCATGAAACGCGAGGCCGTCGTGTGGTGCATGCACAAATTGCACAATCGCTGGTACGGCGAGGCCGTGCGCCGGGGCTATCGATACCTGGGCAGACGAAAGATTGAGCAAGGCAAGGCGCGTGAGCATTACGCGGAGTTCAAGCGTTACATTGATTTCGCTTCCGGCAAGCGCAGAGATGTGCGCGGAGCTATAACATTTTCACTACGGACGGCACAGTTTTTCGCTGTCGGTTTAATTAAGAGGAACGCATAATGGCCGGACAAGGATCAAAAGGCGGCGGAACCGTCCAGCAACCAATTGCAGCGCAACCAGTGACCACGCAGCCGCAAACGTTACCAACCATGCCAACCGGGTTTAACGTCAACCAGGCGGCCTCCACGGGCTTGCAAAATGCCTTGGGCGCAACTCAGCAAGCCGTCTCCGCTCCGCTCAACGTGGGGGCTTACATGAACCCCTACCAGCAACAAGTAATAGACACCACGCAAGCCGACATTGAGCGGCAACGTCAGATGGCGATTAACAACATGGGCGCAGCCG